ACTGTATATGAGGCATGATGATTAAATCTTCTTAAATTTTCATAGAGATGCATATGGCTTTCTCCATGTAATCCTAAATCAAGCGTTGTCATGTGTGGAACTATTTCTGCTGCATCATGTTCTTCAAAACGAATGTCTCCTGCTGGAGTTACTTCATCACTCAAAAAAGTGGGAAAAGTTCCCTGATAATCAAAAGAGCCATCAACAAATGTGCCATTGGCAATAACTTGAGGAGTTGGAACAATGGTTTCTTCAAATGAATCACCAATAAAAAGTAAGCGTTTAAAAATGAGAATTGTTGCTTGGTTTGGAATTAAGCTAAGCTGAATGTCATCTGAAGAAAATGATTGATTAGAACTTCTATATCTAGATGAATTTGTTGAGAAAAATGTACCAGAACCAGCAGTGGTTCCTACAAAACGAGCTGCAAGTACAACTCCAGTATTACGATTGGATAAGGTGGCAGTAACCGTCCAGACGGTATTTACAATAGTGAAATTAGAAAAAGTTACTCTATAATTGAAAGTTGACCAAGGAACTGGAATAGGTTCTGGGTCCGGATCGGGAATTGCTGGAATATCAACATTATTTACTTTAAGCATTGTGGTATTATTTCTAGGAATAGTAAAAATCATTTCATCAGGCATGGCCTTCTTAAAAACAAGAATGTCAACGGATGGATAAACATTTGCCGGAGCGTTAATTTGAGTTTCTACAAAAACGTGAATTGAACCGGCCAAAATGGCCTGATTTTCTACTGATCTTACGTTATAATTAGTTTGATTGTGGATATATGGAACATTGAAAGCAAAACATTGTTGAGCATTTAAATCGGAGCCAATTGAGAAAGTCTCATAATAAACAGAATCTGATTCTTCGTACGTTAAATCGTTTGAATTTGGTTGATAAGCAACCCTAAGTCTAAATGTCTTGAAACCATCAGCTACTACTCTAAATTCATAAACTAATCGACCATGATAATTAAGAAACCATCCAGCCATATGATCAACTGGAGCCCAGTTACTAATATTGTTTGGAAAATTTCCACCAAAAGGGAAAGGCGTATAAATACCGGGTTGAACTCTAGTAATTGCTAATTTATCTCCTTGAACATTACCTATTTTAATTGTAAAACTATTTATAAATCCTGGAATTTCGATTATATCTTTAATTGAATTGAACTCTTCGACACCAATTATGTCTGAACAATGTGGTGTATTGGCTACTTGTTGTAATCTAAATGAATCTGCTGAAAAATTACCTGATCCAGATGCAATGTTTGGTCCGGCTCTCTGATGGAAAGCCATATTTTGAAAATCAGTTGGTTTATCTCTATTTGAGCCTAATGCTCCTAATCCTTGTGAAATTGAATTTTCTATTCCTCTATTTAATGAACGTGTTGCTGTTGAGATTGTACCTCTGACTATTGAATTTGCTGTACCAAGTGCTGTAGAAGCAGCACCTCTTAATGTATTTTTTGCGGTTGAAACTACTCCTGATTTTATTGCTAAAGCTGTTGATAACATTGATGGTCTTACTATTCTTGTTAAATCTACTGGATCTGGAATTGTGTCATCGATGGGTATTTGACCCTTAAATTCTAAGTTTTTAAATCTAGCATAAACATTTAAATCGGCTTCTGGAACAGCTCCGTCGGAAATTTCAAAATCAGTCATTGCTACTAGTGAAACAGTAACATAATAAAGGTTCATCATTGTATTATTTTTTCTAATTGGAATCATTGGTGCGAAACTATTGAAAGGAATTGTTAAAGAATCGGAAGGTTGCATGTGACCATTAATTTGACCGCCTGGTTGTTGAGAAATTGTATGAACATTGACTAGTTCATCACGGCGATCACGTTGAATCCAATGATAAGCGAATCCATAACGTAAATAAAATTGAGATGTTTTTGGAATATTTGATACTAATTTTAATTCAACGTCACCACGGAAAAATTCATGTGTCCTGAAGGGAAGCATGTTTGTTGTTGACCATTTTGCAAGTACAAAATCGCTAGGTAAATGATATTGTTTAATGATTGTACCTTTAGTTATCATTGTTGACAACGTTACTTTATCAAATAAAATGAATCTATCAGTTAATTCTGGAAATTTTCTATCTTGATCAGTCATTATTTCTGCTAAAATTGAGGGTGGAGTTTGTGACATTACTGTTGCTTCATTTTCATTGGCTTCTGTGCTTAAGGCTGTATTTTGAGCTACTTCAAATTCTGTAACGACTTCATTATTTGTTTCAACCTCCATTGCTGGAGTAATTTTCTCTTCTTCTAATAAATTTCGAATTTTTACTTTAATTAATTCACAATAATTTTCTTTTTCTTCCAAAGTGGTTTTACATTTATTAATGATTTTCTGAAATTGTTCACGCCGAGTGTTGTTGTTTTGCGTGGGTTGCAATTTCTGAATTGCACGTGTGTGAGATTGGATTGAGATTTTAAGTCCATGAATGGATTTTTTAATGCCATTTAATTCTATCATGTGTGGTAAAA